AACTTGTACCCACAACATATGAAAGAATTGCAACGATGGGTACGGCAACATTGTGGAAAATAATTATGTTGGCTTGGAGTTATGAAAATAATTTGGCTGTGCCATGTAAAGATGAGAAACGTGCAATTACTGGAGGTTTATCAAGATTACTAAATGTTGGGTATTCAAAGAACATTGTTAAGTTTGACTATGCGTCACTTTATCCATCTATTCAACTTGTATATGATGTATTCCCTGAATGTGATGTTATGGGAGTACAAAAATCGATGTTAAAATATTTCCGTAATATTCGTATTAAATACAAAAGACTCGCAGGAGAACTCGCTAAAATAAATCCTGTCGAAGCTGAGATGTATGACCGTAAACAATTACCAATCAAGATTTTTATTAATGCATACTTTGGTTCATTATCGGCACCACAAGTATTCCCGTGGGGTGATATGAATATGGGTGAAACAATTACATGTACGGGTAGACAATGTCTTCGTATGATGATTATGTTTTTTATGAAAAAAGGATATAAACCTCTTGTAATGGATACAGATGGTGTGAATTTTGAAACTCCTGAAGATATTGAAAATACAATTTATATTGGTAAGGGACATAATGAATTGGTTGAAGAGGGGAAAGAATATAAAGGAATTGAAGCGGATACTGCAGAATTTAATGATCTCTTTATGAGAAATGAAATGGGATTAGACATAGATTATACCGCACCCGCTTGTATTAATGTGTCACGAAAAAACTATATTATTAAATTACTTAATAAAGGTAAAGAAAAAATTAAACTCACAGGTAACACAATTAAATCAAAAAAATTACAACAATATATTGTTGAGTTTTTAGATGAGGGTTTAAAACATTTATTAAATGGTGATGGTGTTTCATTCGTTGAATTGTATTATGATTACGTTACCAAAATATTCAATAAAGAAATTCCATTGTCTAAAATTGCAAATAAGGCAAGGGTAAAACAATCTATTGATGAATATAGAAAACATATAAGAAAAGTAACTAAAGCGGGTTCATTAATGTCAAGACAGGCACATATGGAACTTGTTATGTTAAATGACTATCCTGCCGGTTTGGGTGAAACAATTTATTACGTAAATAATGGTCTTAAAAAATCATCAGGAGATGTTCAAAAAATATCTAAACCAACAAAAAAACAACAAGAAGAATTCGAACAAAAACATGGATATTCAATGCCACCAGATTTTATTGAAGTGAATTGTTATATGATTTCAGAGAAAGAAATTCAAAACAATCCTGATATGACAGGTGATTATAATGTACCAAGATATCTTTCAACTTTTAATAAAAGAATAGAGACTCTACTTTGTGTTTTTAAACCAGAAATTAGAGAAGATATTTTAATTGAAGATCCTAAAGACAGACAATATTTTACTAAACTTCAATGTGAATTAGTAAGTGGATTCCCATTAAAAGAAGATGGTCAAGACAAGTTTGATGAAGTTATGACTTTATCTGATAGTGAAGTATTATTTTGGAATAGAGTAAATCGTGACCCATTCTTTATGTATGTGGAAGATAGTTTATCTCTTGTTGATCAATATTGGGTTGATCACAATAGAAAAGTTGTTCGATTACAAGCAGAGAGTATTAAAAGTAATGAAGATGAAATTATAGAAAACAACGCACATGACTACGCATATCACGCAGTGATATCTTAAATTACATTAAATGGTGATTGCATTGGTCTATACTTAAGTGCTTTATTAAGATTTTCAGCTTCAGCACCTTTTCTTTCTAGAATTTTTTCAGGACGAAGTCTTTCAAGTCTTTGCGTTAATTCTTCAACCAATTTTAATCTTTCATCTTTTGCTTCAGTGAGTAATGTTGAGTAATCAAGTTTTACTGAACTATCTGGAACTTGTAAATCTCCCGAGAATTTACCCCAAATTCTTGCTAAACCTTCTTTTGCAAAACTTATAAGATATTTTCTAACCCAATTTTGTGCGGGCTTATTCAACATGTCCCAAGTCAAAGGTGTGGTGTCCACGTCTGAAGGTAATTTAACAACATCAGAATTCTCATCTAAACAAGTATCTCTATCAAAAGTATCATAATACCAATACCAAACACGATAGTTGTTTCTCAAGTTTGAGAAATCGAATTTACCACCAGGTACGTTATATAAGTGTACGATTTTAGTACCATTAGGACCCGCGGTAATTCTATATGTAACGTCACCACCGATTAGTCTATTTTTAATATTTCTATCTTGCATTCTTAAAAGAAGGTCATATGCTGGTAACATAAAATAAGAACCCGAAGTACCAAGTTGTGCAAAACCACCTACACCTCCAAATCCAACTCCACCCAATCCACCGAAACCACCCAAGAATGGGTCAACAATTGAGTCAGTTAACTCCGCTCTTTGAAACCAAAGTAATTCGTTAACTTCTCTACCTGCTGGTATGACATAAGTTTGTGTGTTACCTGATAACGTAAAATAATCCTTTTTAAGTTCCCAATTACCACCCGCCTGTAATCCCACAATTTTTGAATAGGAATGGGTATATTGAGTTTCGTATTCTAAACTTCGTGTTGTAAATGCACGAGTTAAAGATTGTGTATCAACATCCAAACCAGCTAACGCCGACCATTGGGATTCTATTAACCAATCACTTACATATTGTTCATATTCAGATATGGATAACTCCATAAAAGTATCCATTTGTTCCTCAGTAAGTTCAATTCCACGAACTGGCATACCCAATAAATGAAATACTTGAGTATATAGTTTCTCCTTTTCGGGTTGTGATATTACAGTTATTGACATAATATTTTGATATATTCCTATAAATAGTTTATATTTGTGAATATGATAACCCACGACCAATTTAAGTACGTTTATAAACGAAATTGGGCCTTTAGTAAAAGACTAAGGACTATAATCGATTCTGCGTTAAATTCTGTTGATTATTCAAAAAATAAAAGATACCGAATAGATAAAAAAAGTGGAAAAAATGGAAATGTTATTTTATATGTATCGTTTCTTTATTTTGAAAATTGGATTTGGTCATGGTTGAATTCAATTAATACAAACTACACTTCAATTTATTATATAATAGAATATGTCTGTATTAGGGAAAATATAGATTTAAAAGAATTAAGTTTTTATAGTCGTAATATTGAACAAACTACTAATTTGATAGAAGAGTTAATAGAAAAATATAAACAAGAAATTTTTAGGCCGGGTTCGGAGGTTTTTAAAAAAAATTTTTTTACAACACAGTTTACTTGGAATAAAGGAATAATATCAAGTGTTGTTTTTTTACATTTAATGTCTAAAAAATATGAAATTGATTACAATTTAAATTATAAAAGAGGAGATGATAATGATATGACCAAGGGTGTTGATTATAAGATATTCTTTGATGGGTCAACACAAACTGTTCAACACAAATCATGTGATTTAGATGATGAGGGTTCTTATTTTACATCAAATACATTTAAATACAGCGAATCAAGTTATAGAAATAATGTTGATTTAATTACAATACAATCAGGTAACGAAATACAATTATTTAAAAACTCCACCGACCAAAATCTTATAGGTGAGAGAAATCAAAAATTTTTTGTTTATAAAATATTAAGAATTGAACGTATGTTTATAGAAGAAGAAAGTAAAGAATTTGAAAATATATTAGTTGAAATGAATCAGATTTGTTTTGACAAAAATATTATTTTTATGTTTGAAAGAAACGAATCAAAAACAAATCAATTTATATTTGATGAGTTAGACGGTGTTAAAACAATTAGATTCTTTCTAAATAATTTAGAAGATGAAAATCTATTAAGTATGTTAAGAGATAAATTAACAGAATTACAAAATTTCCCTTAACAAGTCCTTACCGAAAGATTCTGAGAATTCTCCGTCTCCCATTACTTGATCAATAATACCCTTCTTTTTCTGTAATATATTATAGATAACTTTTTCTATCGTATTCTCAAATACAGGATAATATACAAGTACACTATTCTTTTGACCATAACGATACGCTCTGTCTTCACCTTGTGAATGGTCAGCAGGAACAAATGATAAATCGTTCATAATGACAACTTCTGCGGCTGTTAAAGTAATACCGACACCCGCCGCTTTAATATTACCAATGAATACCTTTACTTTATCTTCATTTTGAAATCTATCAACAGATTCTTGTCTTCTGTCTTTAGACATACGACCATCTAAAACAACAGAATTCTTTTTATATTTCTCATGTAACATATCAAGAGTCATTGTAAAGTTTGTTAATACAATAACCTTCTTACCTTGTTCAAGACATTTGTCAATCAATTCACATGTGTATGAAATTTTTTCATAAGAAATTAATTGTCTTACTTTCATAAGACGATTAAGAGTAATACTAATTGTATCCTCCTCTTTCTTTTCTTTACTGATTCTTACAAATTCCTCTAACTCCTCATCATACATTTTACTACTCAATTCAAGAAATACGGGAGTTACAATTTTTTCAGGTAAATCAAGAATGTCAGTCTTCATCCTACGAAGCACTACATTTTTTGTTAAATCTCTTAATTCATCTAAATTACTTGCACCACTTGTATTCCAAACTTTTCTATTACCGACCCTAAATTGAAATCCTTTACAGTATCTTCTTACATATGTTTGCCAATTTAGTGTTAATGGTGAATCAACAATTTTTAGTAGATTAAAATAGTTGATTGGTCTTGATGTCATAGGGGTTCCTGTTAATAACCAAACTTTTGGTATAGTATCTAAAACATCATTTAATAATCTAGTTCTTTGTGCAGTATTATTTGAAATATAATGTGCTTCATCTACGATTGCCAATTCAAAACCGGCATTAACCAATAATTTATAATCGTCACTATCTTCACTTTTATCCGTGGTGTGATAGTTCTTAATAATATCATAATTAATAATGTAGAAATCAAAAGTGGAACCCCATTTACGTCCTTCGACAATTAAAACTTTTCTATCCGAATAGTTTTTTATTTCCCTTTCCCAATTTATTTTAAGAGATGCGGGACACACTATAAGTATTTTTTTAACACCACTTTCTAACGATGCAATTACTGCGGATGTTGTATTATGTGTAACAATACAATGCTCCGCAACATATAACTTATTTGGTGAGTCAATAGAAATACAAACAGCATCACCTAATTTTTCATACTCAATATTTTTAATGTATCTTGATACTTTATATTTTTCTGGACATTTATATAAATTTCTTTTTCTTTCTAATCTAAAAGGGTTCATATCCCCTTGTAATTTAATATTAACTCGATATGCTCTTTTACCTTCTTTTTTTTCACCTTTATATGTGTATTTTGGTGTTCTACTGGATTTACGAGCAATACCACCTAAACTATGAACTATTTGAATTACATCGTCTACTAATTTTTCAGATATTGAGCAAAATTCGGTTCCCGCAAAATCACTATTTTTTCTTGATTTTCCACAATAACCATCAGTATCCATTAAACCTTGTAAAATGGATAGTCTATTTTCAACACTACTATATTTGTATATTTCGGGAATAAATTTATCTATAGAAGTACATCCCATTAAACCTAATTCTTTTAATTTTCTTGTCAAAGAATTTATATTATTTGATTTTGAAACAATAGTATAGTCACAGTTATCACCATTAAGTTTTTTAATTTTTAAGTCTTCTGTCAACATTTCTTTTATGTTGTTTATGATTTCATCATCAACACTACTAAATCTTATTGACTTCGAAGATATGCCTCCATCACCAATCAATAATCCAAGTAAATATGGGTCTATTGGTAATTTATCGATGTTGGTAAAGTTTATTGGTTTTACAATTGGTATTTGCCATTTTGAACCTCCTCTTGGAATTTTATAATATGTTGGTTGTAATTTAGAATTTGGTCTTTCACCTTTAATGAATGAATTTTTATCCATCAATTGTTTTGTGGTTAAATTAATAGACAATATTTTTCTAAGATTGTTGTTATATCCATTAGCTGCCGTTGAAACATTCCATATGTGGTCCTCACAACATAAAATAGAATATCCATCATTGAATGTCACTCTATAAAGTTCTTTTTTACCTTGTGGAAAAACACCCGTTACATTATAAGGTAAACCATTATCACCAATAACTTTATCTCCAATTTTAATTTCACCAATTTTTTTAGTTCCATTGGGGGTATAAACCATTGTATTAAATTCTAACGCTTTACCAAGACCCATATCGTCAGCAAGAATAAACTTATCATTTGCTAATAATTTTTCTATTGCAACTTTTTGATGTTCCATAGGTGGACGAACATCATATGGACTATAATCAATAATCCTACTTAGTTTTTTTTCTGGTTGAATTACCGCAGCCTTGGGTAACCAAAATGCGGATAGTTTATCAGAATCTAAAATTTTACCCCAAATGTGATATGCTTTATCAGATTCACACAATAGTTTCTCACACCATATTTTGTCAGGTACGGTGGTTAAAAGTTTCTCATCCATTAGTTTTTCACCAAAATTGGAAACAATACCAATATATTTTCTAGCAATTTTAGGGGTTGTGTCCTTATATTTTAAAACATACTCAGATTGTGGTCTTGTTAGTTTAAAGTTTTTTACTTCAACAAATCTCCTTTTCCATTCCAATAATTGATTATTAGAACCTTCATATGTTAATAAAACATCTCTTGCCTCAATTTCAGGTATAATCATACTATCCATTATTACAAATATAAATAATTAGATTATAATATTAAACTATTTATAAGGATATGAACAATAAACTACCAATCACCAGATTGTCTAAATTCTTCTCACAAGAAGATTTTGACATCAATATACAAATGGGTCAAGAGTATCTTCATAATGACTTGAATATGAAATTTGTTTTATATCGAGTTGATAGAACAAAAACTGATACCGACTCAATATATGCTGAGGTGGGTAAAGATGAAGTTAAATTTTTCCCTCCAATTGAAGTTAATGGGTTAGTTCAAATAGCCGAAGCCAAAAACGCATCATATAAAAATGGTGTTATGAGGTATTTGGAACCCGGTAATCTTACAATAAGAATTTATTTAAGTCATTTAGATGAATTAGGTGTACAAATTAGATACGGTGATTTTGTTGGTTATGCAGAAAGTGAAGAAAGATTACGTTTCTATCAAGTAACCAATGACGGTAGAATACAAGCTGACAATAAACATAAAATGTTTGGATATAAGCCACATTATGTGACAATAGAGTGTGCTCCTGTCCAAGAATCAGAATTTAGAGGAATATAAAATGGGTATCCCAAAAAGAAAAAACGACATAGAGGTTTACGGAAACAAGGAATACTACCAAGGTCAAAAAATTCTTGAGAGAAGACAAGAGTTATTGGATAGAATCACTAAATCTGATTCTTATTTACCTGATTCTGTCCTACATGATGATTTAGATGGAGGAATGTTGGACTTTGTTAAGAAGAACTTCAAAATAGTGACAGACGGTGAGATGATTCCTGTTATTCCTAAAATTATGACTATACAAAGATGGGGGGAATTCACAAATAATTGGCAGTTTACGGACGATGATGGAAATATAAAACTTCCATTTATTGCTTTGATAAGAAAGCCCGATGCACAACCTGGAACAAATCCATCTGTTCAAAGAACAATTCCTGATAGAACTACATTTTATTATGCATCTGTCCCAACTTGGAACGGTACACAAATGGGTGCAGACATTTATAAAATGCCACAGCCTGTTGCGATTGATATATCGTATGAGGTTTCGATTGTTTGTACTAAATTCAGAGATTTAAATAAGTTTAATAAAATTGTTTTACAAAAATTCTCATCAAGACAAGCATATACTACAGTTAAGGGTCACTATATTCCAATTGTTTTAGATGGTATTGATGATAGTACCCCTATGGAATCTTTGGATAGTCGTAGATTCTATATTCAGAATTATAAATTTACCATGTTAGGTATATTAATTGATAGTGAGGAATTTGAGGTAAAACCCGCTTTAAGTAGAATGTTTCTTATGAATGAGTTTATACAGAGTAGTAACTATCAAAAGAAATATATTAATAAAACAATAGATATAACCGTAGTGAGTTTCACTGCTGATGGTTTACAGACTGCGTTTAGTGTTGGTGAGACTATCGGTATACTTTTTAATGTTGCAATTAATGGTTTGATTCAAGAAAGAGATGTTGATTATTTTCATGTTGCTGGTACATCTAAGGTAACTTTTGTGACTCCACCATTAGAAGGTAGTGTTATTACCATAACATATTACAAAGGAAGAAATAGTGTTATAATTGATACTTACGGTAGACCTATTCAAGTATCGACTGAGTATTTTACTTACAATGGTTCAACATTATCTTTCACGGTTGTAAACGTAATAGATAGTATTGTTACATTAGATATTAATGGTCTTGTAGAAGAAGAGGGTGTGGGTTTTGAAATAACGAATCAAAGAGTGGTCACATTACAAGGTGCACCGGTTGTAGGTTCTAAAATAGGTATTACCTATCTACATTAATCACTCACCGTACAAATCTTTTTTCTTAGGTTTACAATTTTCTTCTATTAATTTTTCTAAAAATTTATAGATTTTTATTCCCTTTTCATCACAAAACTTTTTTAACATTTCGTGATGTTTTTCACTTATTTTAACGTTTTTAACTGTGTTTTCCATACTAAAGATAAATTAAGATATTATTAGATAAATAAATATCTATTTTAAAAATATTAGGGAAATCTTTCATAAAAACAAAGATATTTATAATGAAAGTAATAAATTATTTAACCAAACATTTATCAATGGCAAGTTCAAACAGAGTTTTCGTTTCTCCAGGTGTTTACACCTCAGAAAAGGATTTAACATTTGTGGCTCAAAGTGTGGGTGTTACAACACTCGGTTTAGTAGGTGAAACCCTGAAGGGTCCTGCATTTGAACCAATATTAATTAGCGACTTCGATGAGTTTAAAACATATTTTGGTCCATCATCACCTGTAAAAGATGGTAATGGAAACCCGAAATATGAATTACCATATGTTGCAAAATCTTATTTAGAAGAATCAAACCAATTATTTGTAACCCGTGTATTAGGACTTAGTGGATACAAACCAAATAAAACTTACGGTATTAAAACCTTAGGTGGTGTTTCAATCACATTAACAGGATACACATCGACAACAGGTCTAACATTTGATCCTGTGACGGGTGGTACAATATCAGGTGAACTTTCAGGTAAAACGGCTTTTGATGGAACATCAATCACGGATTATATTGAAACAGTATTTAGTGGTTTCACTACTGGTGATACAGGAACATGGTTTGTTATTGGTAAACCCGATGCAGATGATGTTGCCGCATTAACAGCATCTGATGAAGTTGTGTCACCTCTAACAGGTCAAGATAACGAAACATCTAATCATCAAAAAGAATGGTATAACGTATTTTTCAATAGTGGTGCTACAATCACAGATGTATATTCATATCTATTTGTTTGGAACGATGACCACTTTGATGTTACAAGATATGAATACAACGCGTCCTTGAATTCAGATTATCATGACGTTGTAGTAGCCGCTCTTAGATCAAGAGGTTCTTATAGTGGTCAAACATTAAATTTAGAAGTTACGGGTTCAACTGTAAGTATTTCGGGTGATATCACAGGTAATCCTTTAGGTGAGTTTACTTTAAATGTAACAGGTTCTACAAGTGGTGCAAAATCATTTACTTGTTCATTAGACACAACATCAACAAAATTCATCACCAAAGTTTTAGGTCATGAAGTTTTTGATAAATCAAAATCGGATTTTCCTTTATATGTACACGAAGTTTATTCGTCTCTTTTAAAATCTGCTTTTGATAAGGGTTTAATTAGAGGTTTGAGTACAACGGTTGTGGAAGAATCTGACGCTAACAACTTCTTGGGTCAGTGGGACACTACAATATCTCCTATGGTTGTTTCTGAAGTTCGTGGTGGAAAGGTTTCAAATTTATTTGAAGTTATCACAATTTCAGATGGTGAAGCGGCAAACTTCCAAGTTAAAATAACGGTTCAAAACATCGATTTAGATAGTGGTGATTTTGATTTAATAGTTAGAGATTTCAATGATTCTGACGATAATATCGTTGTGTTAGAGAAATTTACAAGATGTAATATGAATCCTGACTTACCGGGTTATGTTGCTAAAAAAGTTGGAACCTCAGATGGTGAATATGAATTACGTTCAAGATACATTATGTTATCTATGGCGGATAATCACCCAGCCGACGCGTTCCCTGCGGGTTTCAAAGGATTTAAAAATAACGGAGCATTTGGTAGTGGAAATAAATTAGGTAGTGTTTTATACAAAACCGAATACTTTGATGCGGGAGATGTAATATCTTATGAAGTAGACGGTACACCTGTTCTATCAAATGGTGACAAAGTAAGAAAGGTTTCCTTAGGTCTATCATCTCAAGTTGGTTTTGATAGAGACTTATTGAAATATAAAGGATTAGGAGCATTAACAGAAACTTTTGGTTTCCACTTATCAACAAACGCATCTTCTATAACAGGAGTAACATTTCAGTGTACACCATATGATTTAGAGGGTTCAGATAAGGATAAGTTGGAAAACTCTTCATTCCGTAAGTTTACATTTGCGGTATTTGGTGGATGTGATGGATGGGATATATACAGAAACGTTAGAACTAATGGAGATGCTTTCATATTCGGTAAGAATGTATATGTAAGTGGACATACAGCTAATGGAGGTGTTTTTAGTTCAACCGTAGGAAATTCCGACTATTACTCATACTTAGAGGGTATCGAAACATTTTCAAACCCTGAGGCGGTTGATATTAACGTATTTGCAACTCCAGGTATTAACTTCCTTGACCACAGTTCATTAGTAACTCAAGCAATCGATATGATTGAAAATGATAGAGCGGATTCACTATATGTAATGAATTCACCTAACCTATCCACTTCAGATGAAATAATTGATAGTTTGGACAGCGCATCGATTGATAGTAACTATTCAGCCACATATTGGCCTTGGATTCAGGTTAGAGATGGGGACAATGCGACACAATTGTTCATACCCCCAACAGGAGAAGTTCTAAGAAATATAGCGTTAACGGATAATGTATCGTTTCCTTGGTTTGCTGTGGCGGGATATTCAAGAGGTTTGGTAAAATCGATAAAGGCCTACAAAAAATTAACTTTAGACGAAAGGGACGACTTATATAAAGCCAGAATTAACCCAATAGCCACTTACGCCGATACAGGAACAATAATTTGGGGTAATAAAACCCTTCAAGTGAAAGAATCTGCACTTGATAGAATTAACGTAAGAAGATTATTATTAAGAGCAAGAAAGTTGATTTCGGCGGTGGCGGTTAGATTGTTGTTTGAACAAAACGATGATCAGGTAAGAAATGAATTCTTGAGATTGGTAAATCCAATTCTTGAGTCAATTAAGAAGGAAAGAGGTTTATATGACTTCCGTGTAACAGTTTCTAATGATCCAGAGGATATTGATTCTAACACACTTAGAGGTAAAATATACATTAAACCAACTCGTTCTCTTGAATTTATTGATGTTGAATTCATTATTACACCTACAGGTGCATCTTTTGATAACATTTAATAAGAGAATATATAAAAATAAAAAGGGAGTCCGTTGGATTCCCTTTTTTTGTTTCACATGTTCCACGCGGAACCATTTTTTATAATAATTATACTTTTATATACAATCCAGTATGCTGGAACCAGATATTCTAGTATTTATTAATAAGTTAAGAAATATTCTAGAACTGGATACTGGGACTAGTAAAAAACTAACTAAAATTTTTGATAAAATCAAGTATTTAATCAAATATAGTTTAAAAAAAATATTTCTTGATTTGAATATATTTATAGGAATAAAGAATAATTAAAAACTTAACAAATACAAAATGGCAGATTTATTAATGAAAATG